GTTGGATTTTCTACCAATCCAACTCTAGCAATTTGATTTCCAGTAATAAAATCTGGATTTTCTAAATCATTCTCGATTCGAGAGTAGACCATAACATTGTATGCACCCAACTCTCTATAGATATCTGATCCATGACCACCTTGAGGAGGTATAATAACATCAAAAGTTGGCCGAGTAGTTCCTGTGGGAACATTTCCACCAACAATATCTACAGTTCCAAATGTGTAACCAGAACCACCATTTGATACTGTTACTGATTCAACTTTAGAATCATTTCCAACAGTGATTGTACACTCTGCACCTGAACCATCACCTTTGATAGGAACATTTTTATAAGTTGTATTAGCTGTTCCTAAACCAACTCCCCGATTTGTAATCGTTACAATTTTTAACTGTCCACTGTTTTCTGCATTGTCTCTAACAGAGGCATCAGTAGTATTAGTAGACCAATTTTTCGGAACAGGTATGTAATTTATAGAATCGAATTTAATAATATCACTTGGTTTAATCGTATAAAGATATTTCCAAATATATCCATCACCACTTGTTCCAGCTGATCTTGGTTCCAAATCAACAAATTTTGGTTCATCCAAAGATGGTCTTCCTTCTGGATTTTCTGGAGAAATTCCATTATGAAGACAAATATAAACCTGAAAATCACTATTTACAACATAATAGTTTGCTGAGTACAAACTAGTTGCATCAGATGGTTTAGATGTATTTGTTCTACTAATATCATGACGATACATGTCATAAATTGTTCCACTTATCCAAGGAACTTTTCTAACAACTTGATTGACATCACTTGATCCAATTTTTTTGAGAGCGATCATTGTATCCCAATAATCATTCTCTTGGTCAAAGTTGTCTTTAGGAGCTGGTGGAGTAGTGTCCCAATTTAAATCATAATCGGTTGCATTAGGCAATCCAATAAAAGAATAATATGAGTTTGATGAAGAAGTCGCTGCAGAGACAAAACTACTCGCGTTCAGTATTCTTAACTGATCAGTTATAATTGCTGACATTTTGACGTTTTTTATCTATTTATGTGTTATAATTTAGATATCTCAATGAATTAAATCTTTGAACTTTTGGTGAAGTGGAAACACCAACAATTCCATTATTATAGTAGTTAAATGTTTGTGGATTTGGTCTAGTTAAGTTGTAAATTCTTCCCCAACTATATTCACCATAGAAAGAACTATATCCAAGTCCTGTCAATCCATTATAATCTTCAACACTTACTGTCACTTTAGCTACATATGTCAATCCGACACCGAGCGCGTCAGTTTGTCCTATTGATACCGAAGTTACTTGATAAACATTATCGAGGAAAGTTGAACCAACACCAATTACAGAACCAGTAGTATCTAAAGAAGTAACACCATATCCAATATTTGAATTATAAACAACAAAGTAATAATCACTACCAATACCACTAATACCAGTTGTAGCTATTCCGACAGGATTTACATCCAAATCTCTCAAGAATGAGTCTTCTGGGATGAATAAGTCAAAAGTAATTCCTGTTGTAGCTGCACCAACACTGGTTGTTCCAACACCAGTAATAATTCCAAAGTCACCCTCATATAAAACATTATCAATAACTTCTCTAGTTACTGTTGGAGATTCAATAAGAACTAAAGGTGGATTTGTAGTCGTATACCCAGTTCCTGGAGTTGAAATTATAATAGAATTTACAGTGCCACCAACAGATATTGTTGATGTCGCAGTCGCTCTTTGAGTTACTCCGAGTCCAATAGGATTTTCAATAATTACAGTTGGACTTGTAGTGTATCCAACTCCACCATCAGAAATAACAACTGAAGAAATTGTTCCCGCTATAGAAACTACAGCAGTTGCAGCTGCAGAAACTAAATTGTCCTGAGAAGTAATGATTATCTTTCTTTGTGGAAGTTCATTTGAACCATCTTGTAAATATTCATCGTTACTATCAAAGAACGTTTTTACACTCTCAACAAAAATTTGAGTGGATGCGGTTGAAACATTTTGAATAATATTAGAAGTTGGTTGAATCAAGGGTTCATATTGATTTCTACTCTTAGAAACTTCTTGTCCATTAATAATTTTATCAGAAGTTTGTCTACAGAGAGTAACAGGTCTCAGTAAATTAAAATCTTTTGATATACCTGGACCTGGATAAACATTTGTTTCAACAATATCAGTAGAGTTGATATTGTAAACCAATCTTGGATTTTGTTTTAAATCAATAAGATCACTGTTTATTGTTAAAGTATCACCTTTTTCAACTAATTCTAAAATATCTACATTTTGAGTATCAACAGACCCAGTTCCTTTGTAGAAAAGAATTTTTGAAGTATCACCAGACTTTGGAGGTTCATTAAAGGTTATAATACTTCCACCTTCAAAGGAATATGCAACATCAGGAACTTGTAAAATGTCGTTGATGAATATTAAAAGATTGGCTTTAACTTCTATATTGGATCCTTTTCTGGATTTGATAGATGTTTGTTGTCCATTTATCTTAATTGGGAATTGAACTCTTTGTCCGTCAAATAAATCATTTATTGGATCAATAACTTGAAGATCTCCAAAAGTCCATCCAGAGAATTTATCTGTAAATGTTTCATCTACAGTAATTTGGAATTCACTAAATGATAATGATGTATTTGTTGGAATTCCAGAAGATCCCCCAATATCAACTGTTAATATATCTCCTTGACCATATCCATATCCCAAATTCCTAATTTCAAAATTAATTACACTTGAACCTTGTCCAACAACAATATCTACTTTAGCTTCAGTTCCAACTCCAGAAACCGAATCGGAACTATAAACCAATGGAATATTAGAATATGAGAGTGGGTCATCGAAGAAAACATAAGGTGGATTTGTACTTGTGTACCCAGATCCTGGATTTGTAATGGCAACACTTACAATATGTCCACCACTGACTGAAGCAGTTCCAATAAATTCAATATTTGGTAATCCAGTACTAGAAGTTCCAACTCCAACATTAACTACTGTTTGAATTCCAACTCTATATCCAGAACCACTATTTCCAATACTAATTGATTGGATAGTTCCAGCAATTGAAACAATAGCAGTTCCTCCAGCAGATACTAGAGGTTGATATCCAAATCCTTCGGTAGATCCAACAGAAATAATTACTCCTCCACGAGGAACACTAGATGCATTAATATCATAACTTATAGAAGAACCTGATCCTGTAAAAGTTATAGAAGTAACTCCAGAATTTTCATTAAAGTCATAATCACCAATAACATCCAATGAACCTAATCTAGATGGTCCTTGAACGATATCATTAATAAGAATTATTCCATTACTAGTAGAAAATCCACTAATATTTGATCCAGAAGACTTCAGTGTGAATTCTGTTGAAATTCCGTTAAAATTGTTTGAGATGTCATCAAAGATATAATTTTTAGAGTAAGAATCTTCTAATCCATTTTCAATTCCAGATCTGATAAAAGTTCTTCCACTAAATGTAGAATAAGTTTGTACTCCAACCCAATCTCGTTCATCTGGTGGATTTGTGGTAGAAGATATTGGTCTCAATCCATAAGGAGCCTCTGAAAAATGAATTACGTTATTTACAATGTTATAATTTCCAGATACTTTTGTTATTTGTGATCCAGAAGAATGAGTAGAAATTCCCGTTCCTAACCACCCTCTTCTTACTTGAATAATATTTTCACTCCCAATTCCAACATCACTAATTCTCATAATCTCATCATCAATTTGAATTAAATCTCCACCAAAGAATGAAGTTATTCCTGAGAAAGTAATTCTGTCAGTTATTTGGGAAATATCATCTAATGATGTTGTTGTAACTGATGTGGAAACAATTGGAGATTGTGTCAAGTTATCAATTCCAATAATAACCTTTGAATTTTGATTTGTTGAAATAAATCTGTGGAAAGATCCAACACCAACACCAGTCAAATCTAAGACATTTGGTTCACTTCTAAGAGCTTCTGAAGCAGAAGCTGAAACTTGAACATTTAAGTCATCTACTTTTACAATGTAAAGAGTTCCTGGTAATTTGTCAGTGATTCCAATTCCTGGAATATTGGTAGAGGCAATACTAACTCTTTCGGTAGAAAATCCATTTGAAACAATATTATATTTTACCTCTTCACCAGTTACAAAGAAATGATCTGGAATTTTAATCGTATTATTTGTAATATCAATTACATCTGAAGATGATGCATTAAAATATCTTTCAAAGATTGAGTTTCCTTTGTGTGTTAAATTAAAGGATCTCCTAATATCACTGTTAGTTCCTGTGTAAGTACCACTATCAGATCTTATATAAGAATTGGTAAAATCTATCGTTCTGTTTGCAACAGAGTTTCTCAAAATACCTATAGCATTTTGATATACTCGTACTTGAACTTCCGTAGAAACATTTGGAGTAAATGTCAAACAAATATCACCAGAAGTCACAGTTGATCCAATTGATCCAATTGAAGAATTTGTTTGGATAATTCCAAATTCGGAAATTGATGTATCTAAAGTGGAATCATTATAACAAAGAATAACCTCAGAAACTTGATATTGGTTATTTGTCAAATCTTCAATACTTACAATATAATAAGATCCTCTGTATAATGCTTCTCCTCCAGATTCTGCAGAGAATCTTGCAATAGTTGTAATTCCAGGTGATCCTGATGATGGGATTGAAGTATAATGTGATGTGAGTTCAGAGGTATTAAAAGTTTCAGTTCCAATTCCAATTAAAGTTGTATCAGCGATAGATACTCTTATTGAATTTACATCATGTTCTACAGAAGTTGAAGAATTTGTAATTAAATCAACATTAATATCGGAACCAGAATAATAAACGTTGTAAGTTCCAATACCAGTAGATGAATATGATGTAATAGAACCTGTTGACAATTGTCCATAATCATTATGGTAGATATTTGTTCCATCATGAATAATAGTGAGTTCGTTAAATTCATAGTAAGAAGAGTCTTGTGCTCCAATCTGTACAAGAATTTTTGAAGTTCTATATGATGAAGAAATTCCGACTACAGTAACAGTTGTTGCGGCCCCAACAGGAATCGTAGTAGTTGCTGATCCAACAAAAATACTATCCCCCAAATTAGTAGATCCTACTCCAGATATTGAGTCTCTCACATCAAAAGAAAGAGTTGATATATTATAATCATTGATTGAATAGTTCGTAGGATAGAAAATTAAATTACCTTCATTTCCAGATACACTGAAATCAAAAGAACCCAGATCTTCATAGGTTTCACATCTTCCATATTGGTTAATATATGCATTAGTTTCATCATGAACTAAACTTATCAAAAGAACCTGTACTTGTGAAGTAAAATTGACATCTTGAACAAAAGTAAGATACTTTACTGATCTAGATTCGTTTAATCTAAACGTGTCCACTACACTAAATCTAGTACTTCTTGGTTGATCATTAAATTGAGTACTAATGTCATCTATCATTAAAACTCTATTTCCAATTGACTCAATATAATCTTGCAATACTCTAGAGTTGAAAATAATATTGTTTGATTTGATTTTATTGTCAATATTGATATTATTTTCCTTGACCAAATCAAAATCATAAACACAATTCAAATCAACAAATCCACTAAGATCAGCAATTGCACCAAAATCTCCGTTGTTTTGAGATGTAGTCATTCCAGAGTTAACGTCTGATGATTCTACAACCAAATTACTAAATTCTTTGAATCCTGCAGTATGATTTAGTTTCTGAACGTCATCTTTCCAAGTATCATAGGGAACATGTGATTTCAAATCATATGAAAAATACTGATAATAGTCATTATCATGAATTCTTTGGAACTCATTGTCTAAGAATCCAGTTTCTCTTTGCCATCCTTTTCTAACGTTAGACTTTGAATCTATTGTATAGGTTCCATCAACTTCTAAAATAGATTCTATAACAGCTCTAGTTCTTGAAGAATCTCCGACAATATTATCTCCAACATTAAATTCGTCTATAGTTGAAATTTTAAGATCATCACTATTAGAATCCCAATTTATAACAGTTCCTTCCGAAACATCTGATGAAATCTTTTCATCAACAAAGAACTCATTTTTCTTAAGAGTTATGTTAAAGATTGGGAAATGTTTTTGTGGGATGATTCTTCCTGAAGAGTTGATAGGATCAAATGTTCCTGTTGTTTCACCATCACCAATTAGTCCCGAAATATTATATGAAACAGTAGCACCAACTCCACCGATGTTTGGATCAGTAGAAGTAATTTCAAAGAGAGTGTAGTTATAATTGGAAGAGTTAAATCCTTTTCCGGTAGATCCAACCCCAACACTAATATTTTCAACTAAAACTTTTTCACCAACTTGGAATGGAAAATCTTCAGAATCACTAAAACTGGATCCAAGTGTCACTGTAACATCTTTTGAGCCTGAATTGAATACAATTGAACTAATATCGACACCATTTGGATTATTGATTGGAATTATCGTAGGGGTTACCTCATTAATTCCATCAGTATTTTTTACAATGTCTACATAATTTTTCCCAACAGTATATCTCAGTTCAACATCAGTCACTAACTTATTGGTCAGTCCATCCAAAACAATTAAATCTGGAGATACTGAATAATTTTTACCTACTGAAGAAATTCCAATTGATTTGAATGATGACTGTGGACTAATTTTTAGTAAACTTACCGCCTTTGCTGTTGGTCTAAGAGTTAAATCTGAAGGATAATCAAATCCAATATCTTTTATTTCCGTAGACAATATTTTACCAATATCATCAGAATTTGACTGCAATAAAGCACCGGTTCCAACATCAGAAGTAATGGACGATATCAGTGGAAGAGAATTTAAGTACTTTCCTTGACTTTCAACTTTTACTTGATAAATTCCACCAAAGGCGGTTTTAGAATTTGTATGGTATTCTGAACTTGAATTAGATGAATTATAAAGAGATGATTCTATTCTTCTTTCATTCGAAATGAAACTAAATGTGTTTGAAGAAATTGCAACAATTGATTTCTCTCCACTATAAAGACTCTTTTTAATAGAAATTTGATTAAACCCACCAACTTCATTATCAACTACAATTGATCTCTTTACTTCTGGTAAGAAAGTAACATTTGCGGGATCCAATGAATAATAAAGAATTCTTGGTGTGGAATCATATATCTTTAAAGAAACTTTTGCATCAGTGTTGACTCCAATAGTTCCAGTTTTGGTAATTTCTACATCATCGGAACTAGAAAATTCAAACTTATTCGTAAGTCGTGAATCAGTGTAAAAATTTAGATCAAAAGCTGAGTACCCAACCGATCCTCTAACAAATCCCAAAGAAGAATCTGATAGATCAAAAACAACAGTCTGATTTTCAATTAAATTGATTGGAGGATTGATTGGTAATATGTTTCCAGAAGATGCTGATGTTATATCAACAACGTACCTCTCCAATCTAGTTGAAAAATACTTAACACTTGATAATTTGATAGTATTAGAGTCTACAACGACAACATAATACATTTTTTCATTTTCTAATCCACCAGAAGGTGAAGAAGATGTATGAATAACTTTTTGTCCTGTAAAATAACCATGATCTCGTATAGTTATTGAGTTTTCCGATACATTTACATCAGAAATACTAAATGATCTTGGAGAAATAACTAATCTACGATTATAGTCATTATACTTAACTGTAAGATTGGTGGTAATTCCTGACTTTACATTCATAAAGACAGTATCTTTCAACGACAATCCGTGAGTCGAAGATGTTGATACTGTTACTTCATTTTTGAATATTTCTCCGGTTATTATATTTGGATAATTTGTGGTAAAACTGTGATTACTTCCTATGCCAACTCCAGTTAGATATAAAAGTCCTCCGGGAATTGTTCCAAGTCCGACATATTCTCCGACAGAATTTAATCCAACCCGAACTGTTGATATTCCAATCAAATCATTTGATAATGATGTTGCATATACTGAAGAGTTTTCTTGTAAAGTCGTTGAAGTTACACCATCTGTAGAAATAGAAACGCCAGTACCTCCACCAGAAGAATATATCAGTTCTATGTCATTTTTAAGTCCATGAGAAGGAATATAAAGAGATCTAGTTGGTATTGTGACTTGAGTATTACCAGCTCCTGGATTTGAGAAATAAAGAGTGGAAGTGATTCCAACTCCAGAAGTTGTTCCAATACCAACAGTTTCTGATGGATTAAAGTAGTATTGTTTATTCCTTGTATTTACTTTGTAAGTATATTGTGGATTGAACAACAAGTTCATCTTCCTAGGAAGTTCTGTGAGTTTTGTTCCAGATGAATAAGTTACAATACCAGTAGTTCCATTCTGATTTCTTAAAACTCTGATTCTGGATGAAAGAGTATCAACATTTAGAATCTTTACTTGTTCATCACCAATTGAATAAATGTCATTTTCTTGAATTAATGTATTTGAAAGATTTCCAGAAACTGAGAAATAAGTTACTATACCAGTATAAGAAGCAGAACCAACACCAACGTTCAAAGTCAGAAAGTTTTTATTTATATTAACGATGGAATCAATATTAAAATCATTATTTGCTGTAAATAATACTCTATCAAGATCTCTAAAATTATGAGGAACTGTTGATATAGCAATATATTGAACAGAATTTGGTTTATAAAACTCAACATTTGATATAGAGGAAGTCGCTACAGAAATAGAACTGATAGTTTTTCCAGAAATGTGAGATACTTTAGCTTTGGGTGAGATAGTTGATAATGAATCAACTGCAAATGATATAGAATCATCTACTTTGTAATTAGATCCGGCACTTAAAATCCCAACCGAAGATAATTTTCCAGTAGATACAGATTTGACAATTGATTTTTGGTTTCTAATCTTATAAGGTTCTACTAAAAATTCATATCCACTGTTCTTATTGGTAAGATTATACTTATTTGTATTTTTTATCCAACCAGTAGTATTGACATCAATATTATCTTGATTTGAAGAAGTTAAGAAATTATAATTAATTGGGTTGGATTTATAAGTATTTCCTATTACATAAGGAAAAACTGGTCTTTTGTAATTTCTAAATGATCCTGTTGATTCTATGGAATCGTTTATCGTTGTAAAGTAAGCATATACTCCATTTGGATACTCTGGAGTTACACAATATCTTCCATTATGTTCATCAAGGTCTGATCCACCAACATATTCATAATCTTCAATAAAAAACCCAGCTGGATATATTGATGTACTTGGCCTATTTGTCTTTAACTTCAATCTATATCCAGAAGTCATAGTCCGAATATTTCCTCCCGTAGGAGTATCATATCCATAAGGACCATAAATTGGATTTCCATCATAAGCCCATCCTATAATTGGAGAATGAGCATCTGACGTTTGTTCTCTGTTATTAACAAAGATTAAATCAGGAGTAAATATTTTCTTACCATTTCTCTCCTTGGTTCCAAGAACAGAAGATCTTAATTTTCGCGAAGCGTATGGGTGGGAATACTGAAGTCCAAAATTATTAAGTCCAACAGAAACAAATCCGTCATCATCAGTAATTCTGTCGGAGTTAATATATCTTTCAACAACATTAACTTTCCAGGAAGTTATTTGGGATTCAAATTTAGATCCAGATCCTGCTGAAATTACACTAACAGTAGTGTTAAATTTGTTATAATTTGATCCCGATGAAATGATGTTAACAGATACAATAGAACCATTAGAAAGATTCGGAGTCAATACCGCACCATAACCAGATCCATTTATAATCAAATCTGGTGGAGAATTATAATAACTTCCTGAGGAATTAACTACTACATCTACAATCTTTCCATCTTCTATAATGGGTGTCAATAATGCACCAGATCCATTTCTAAGAGTAATATTTGGTTGTTTTACATAACTTAAAACTTCTTGAGAACCATAATTATTTCCGCCATTTTCAACAAATACTGATTTAATATTTCCTCTAAAAATTGGTTGAACCGTAGCCTGGGAATTGTTAATTGAAAAAGTAGAAACTCCTACTTCACCAGTTACTGTTACCGAAATTGGTTCGTAGTTGAAAATGTGAAGTCCACTTCCAGTGGATTTAAAATCTACAAATTGATTTGTTTTATAGTAAAAGTCTTTTGATATAGTTCCAACACCAACAGAAGATAATTTGAAATTGTTTCTATCTATAATAGAAACATAATAAGTTGAATTTGTAGACAATCCTGAGATTGGTGTTCCTGTCGTTTCATATGTTAAAATTTCACCAGTCTTGTATCCATGATTGAGAATATTAATCGTATTTAAGTATGTACTAATTCCAGAAGAATTACATACTGTTTTGTTATTGCAATAATTTGTTCCTGAGTTTTCAATTGTAATAGATTGAATTTTTCTTTTTTTCTCTGAGGAAATAAATTCATGATTTCCAACTCCAAAAGAAGTTAAAGAGATAGTGTTTATTCCAGCAACAGAATCTGACTTATTTTTATGAAGTTTTACTGAAGTTGCACTTTGAACAGAAACGAAGTATTGAGAACCAGTTGTCAATCCACCAACAGAAGTCTGACCTTTTGGATCATAAACTACATTCTCATGGTCTTTAAACTTATGGTCTGTTGGGAAAGAAATTGTATTTGAAGATGTATCTACTCTAGAAGCTGATGGTGAAGAATTAAAGGAAACTGAGTGGGTATATGAAACCAAATTAGCTTTTGCTGAAGCATTTGCACCATTTCCACCAGAAATAGTTACAACTGGTTCTCTGATGTAATTAAACCCACCATCAATTATATCAATCCTCCTAAGATTTCCAATTACAGAGGCATAAGCAGTAGCACCTACTCCAGTTGTATCGGAAATTTGAACAATAGGTGGATTTATGATGTCATATCCATTTCCAGGAGAACTTACCTGAATTTCTTCTATAGGACCGTAGTAAATAGAATCCTGTGACTTATAACTTAATACCTCAACACCATTTACAAAAACTCCAACCATTCCTGGTTCAGTTTCTTTTTTATCACTTTCGTCTTTCGGATCAGTTAATTTTCTGATTAATTTTTGTGGTTCAAGTAGTCTAGAATAGTATGATCCTAATTCAATTTTATCTGAACTAGCATTTCCACTGAAAGTTAAAAATCTACTAGAGACAATATCTGGTCTACTTCTACTGATTTTAACTCTAGTACCATCAATTCTCTTGACAAAGTAATATCCAGATTCTATTCCAAGAGTGCTAAGTGAATTTGAAGTATAATATACAGAATCTCCAGTATAAAAAGAGTGTCTGCCAATATCTAAAATATCCCCAGAAAAACTTCCAGAAAAAGTTTTAGAAACATCTTGAATTTTTAGAGGTTGATTCAAGTATGTTGGTAAAGATGGTGAAGTAACATACAAATCACCCAAACTATCCGTATAGATGTTTTGTACATTAGTTGTATATTTTTTTAATTCTGGATAATTAATTGAATTTACTCTGGAAAGTATTTTTTCGACTTCATAAGTGAGGTTTAAGTTCAGTGTCTGACCAACACGAACCGAAATTGATTTATTATTATTAAAGGCAGTAACTAACGAAATATATTCGTTTGGTCCAGATTTTATTCTGGCATAATCACCGATTACAAAAGTATGTTCATCATAAAAATTGATATCATAAGTACCAGCATCAGAAGAATCTTTTAATTCTATACTGTTAACATTATATTTTGTAGCAATATTTAAAAACCAATTATTTGCCTTTGGTGTTTTTAATTTTTTGCCGAGAGTTTGTATTTCAATTGGGTAGTTTATTTTTTGGAACCGATTATCATCTAAACTTAATTCCGATAATACTCCTGTTATGAAAAATTTAACAACACCTGAATCAGTATTTCCATAAGCATAAACATTTTGTTTTACATCTGTTCCAGATGGTAATGGTTGGGTAATACCAGTACAATCTAAAAATTGATTTAAAGTTTTTGATTGGTATTGAATCAATAACTGAGTTCCATTCTCAAGATCTACTACTAATTCTCCAGAATTGGTAAATCCTGCGGTTGAATCAACGTCAATAGAAGTAGAACTAGGTGTAAAAATAGATCTACTTGTATCTGTGTCAGTAATTGAGGTAACACATTTTGATTTTGGATGAATACTAAATTTTCCAAAGATAGATCCTTCAATATCAATATCTCTTTGATATCCAAAATCAAGGCTTAGTATATAATATTCTTGATTACCTCTAGTAATTTTTTCTACATTAGAAACTGTTCCTCTAGCTAAATTAATATTTCCTATCGAATCTTGATAAATTGTTGTGTTGATAAGATCTTCAACATTTCCCTCAATTGACTTTACTACCAAGTCTTGAGTTTCTCTGTAATCTGCGTCAGACGGTTTAATTAAAAAATCTCTAGGTTTTATAACTTCAACATCTTTTCCATACAATGCACGGAAAAGAATCTCAAAAGAATTGTCAGTTCCCTTTGAGGAATAAAAATCTTTAGACTGTTTTACAAATAATCCTTTATTGAGTCCACTAAAAAGAGTCTTATCTTCAAATCCTGGAGATACTTGATTCTTAAGTTTAAGAAAAAATTCTTGTAAGAATAAAATACTAAGATTTTTTACGGTTGATGATGTAGTATGAGAGTCCGTTAAAGAATCGGAGAATACTAATTTATCAGTTTGGAATTGCGATTTTAGTGATGTTATACCACTAAATCCTCTTATACAACCTTCAAATGTTGTTGATGTTTTTGAAATGTATGTAATGATTTCAGAATCAATCTGAATTAGACCATATCTATCTGGAAATCCTGCAGTAGAATCTACATTAATTGTCAAGTCACCAAAACCAACATCGGAAGTTAATGTAGTTTCTGCAATTAAATTTGAAAGAGTATCTACTTTTACATACTCATCCAAATTTTGAATCAAATCATAAGAAGAACCTTGATTTTCTACTGACAAATAATATTGTTTTAAAAAATCAGATACTAAGGGAAATTCAGATTTTACAAAATCAGGAAGTTGATTTTGGATAATGGAACTAATCTTAACCTTTGCTTCTGTCATTTTATGTTCTTACAAGGTCTCCGTTTGAATAACTTGATGTTACTTTGTATGTTGATCCAGAAATATCAGAACCAGAAGATATTTCATCTGATACCATATTTAACACACTAGAAGAATTGTCTAATTGCAAATATAAATCCTGAAGTCCAATCACATCATTTGATTTTGGTGATGTCGATATTTCAATAATCGATTGATTGGTTTTTGTTTTTGATGTACTAGTAATATTGACAGGATTTAAAAGTATTTCTCCTTTAACATAATCTATTGAACCAACATTATTTCTAACTAAAATTGGATNTGAAGNTAAATCTACTCTGAAGAAAAAGATGGAACCAGTTTTACCATCATCATTTGGAGTATCTGAAAGATACAAAGTATATTGACTTCCACTTACTCTAAATCCAGAAGATTTAATGTTGTATCCGTTTATATTTTTAATATGAAACTGATTCCCAAAACAAATTTCATATTCAGCAAACTGATTAAGAGCTGGTTTCAAATCTCTTCTGATAGAAATCGTTGTAATGTTTGATGTAATCGAATTATGACTATCATCAATAACTTTTAAGAACTTACTGTACTTAAATCTAGCTCCATATTTGTTCAATTCTGATGAATCTGAATAATCATTTAGATTTGAGTCAATAATAGACTTTACATAATTAGAACTTGGAGCTAAACTTGTGTTATAATAAGCTGTTGAATTGTATTCAACATACAAATACTTAAGATCTATAATTTCTGGAACAATTCCAGCCACACTATATTTTCTTAGAGAATTTTTAATATTCTCTTTAACTTGACTTGAAACAAATGGACCATTAATTGGTTTAATTGAAATAAAAACTCTTCCGTATTGGGGTGGGTTTAAGTCTTCTCCTCCAAAAACAGAGATTGATTCAGTTTCTGGATAAATTGTAGGAATAATGGTTTCGTAATCAGTAGCAGTTACAGCTCTATATTGTGAAGAGTATATTCTAGGAGCATACTTTTTAATCGATTCTACTGATTCTATATCTTGTCCACCACGAGATTCGTTATTTGTAGTAATCAGAGAAATTCCAGTATTTACTACACGGTTTAAGTTATCTACTATTCTACCATTGTATGTGAAGGAAGAAACTCCATTAGCTACTTCACCATTTGTTTCAACATAAGAAACTTCAATATAATTGGAATTTTCTAATTTTTTACCAAAAACGTTATCACCAAATATTAATTCATATCTTTGATCTTCTATTTCTTGAATAAAGAAAACTCTGGAATTTGAATCAACTTCAATTAAACTTGAAGATAACTTATATTCTATCTTTACTGTACTGGCTTGAGTATTTCGAACCGATACTGAAATAGTATTGATATCAATATTTGAATTATCTAAAATGAATTTTTGATTTGGGTTATTCGAATCTACCGTAAAAGTTTTTACTAAAAAAGATCCTTCATATACATCAACGTTTTCAAATAAAGCAATTCCGTTTACAACAGGTACAGTAATATCTGAAGGAATTGTGAAAACATAACTCTGAGATCCAAAAATTGATGATGAAGTACAAACAGTTCCTTTTTTAAGAGTTAAAGTAATTGGATTAGTTATAAAACCAGTTGTATCTACGAAGAATGATATATTTGCTCTTGATGAAGTTTTGGAACGAGGAACATATCCAATATTTCTTGCTAAAGAAACTACATTCTCCCTTAATGTAGCACTATCAATAAAAACCTCATTGCTAATCATATTAGCGTTATATGAAGTTATATAAGTGTTATATGCAAGAACATCTATTAGGGTTGATAAAGTAGATCCTTCAAAATCATAATCAGTAAAGTTTGAATTCGATCTGAGATAATCCTTGATCGAAGTCTTTATTTGATCGAAGTCTAAATTTGTAAAATTTACTAGTGCCATTTATCTTGTTGGCTGTAGTGCAAATGTTAATTGTTGTGGTAGAACATCAATACCAACAATGTAATATTCAATAGTTACATTGAATTCATTATAATCATAATTTGGGGAGACTTTAACAGATATTAAATCTACTCTAGGTTCATAGTTGTTAATAGTATTTTCAATTTCATCTTTAATTACAGATGCAGTAATCTCATCCATATTTTCGAAGAGAGATTTAGAAACTTGAGAACCTAAATTCTCATTAAAAAATCTCTCCCCAGGAGTAGTGAGTATAAGATTTCTGACAGAACGAGCAATCGCAGTCTCATTCTTAATTGAAATGAGGTCATTGTTTAATGGATTGATTTTAAAGGACATACTAATGTCTTTAAAACCTCTACTTAGCCGTTCTACAGGCATATAAGTGTAGTAATTCTGACTTATTTATTCAACCATAAAGAGGTTCTGTGCCATATTCCCAATCATCATAGTCATCATCATTACGAATCTTGGAATGAATCTCATTTTGAGCATGAAAATCATGTTTTTTTGGAGTTAAATCATCGTTTTCAATTTCACGAAGCATTCTTGACTTACTTGGACTTATTCCATGACTAAAATGATCACCTTGAGTAGTGAATGGTGGGGATTCTAATGAGGAATAATCAGTTATTAACTTATTAGTTCCCCACATTTCACGCATGTAATCCTTATTTCGGTCAGGATTTGGGTTTTAGCCATCTGTTTTCTCCTTTTTAGGTTGAACAGAACTTTTTACGGGGTTGCTATCCCGTTCTTTAGAAGTTTTCCAAAAATATTCGTCTTCATGACCCATTCCAAGATGATCAAAACCACACTCAACTTGATAATATTGAGTAGAAACCTTGAAATCGGGTGATTTTGGATTATCAGGAGTCAAACTATTATCAAAAATTCGTAATCTATTGTTTGGATAGAGAGCATATTGTCCATTTTCTAGTTCAATAAGGTTATGTGACTTATGTTCGGCGGGATTTTCACTCGTAGCATAGTCTACAATATCTGGATCATGGTGATAATTGTCAATTGTACAAACATATACACCTTTTTGTATTCCATGATCTCTTGTATAACACTCAAAATCCATTGATCCAATAAATTTTTTGTCTATTGATACAACTCCATAATCCATACAATTCCAAAACTGTAGATTTGGAAGATTCATATCGGGATTTGGAGTTTCTGGACGTGACAAAAAAGCACTAATTGGTAATTTGTCATACATTGCGGCATACTCTGGCAAATAGGTTTCAAAATAAAAAGCACGACCAGGTATTGATTTTGCTGATATCCATATTCCTTTCACAAATTCTCCATGCCCTGATTGATGATCTGTAAGATATTCTTTTCTTACCCATACATCAACAGAAGGTAAATTAGTAATTAAACAACTCATCTAATATCCTCTATATCCCTTTCTATTTAAAAGCAGAAAAAAACACCTTTGGAAAACTCAAAGGTGTTAATAATCTTATTTACCTTGACCCCGATACTTTTTCTTACGACCATTACGAGAAGTTGCCGAGAGAAGAGTCCGTGGAGAACGTCCTTGACGAGTTTTCTTCGGTGGACCTTTCTCAAAAATAGTCTTATTCAATGCCATTAGATTTCCTCCAGATCGAGTTGTTCAATATCAAATTCTTCATCAGTATAGTACTTAGAAGAGAGTTCGTCAAGGACCTCAGAACATTCTTCATGTGTAAGGTCCTGATATATCTTACTTCCTTTATATAAGATATTAAAGTGAGTCATCAGATAATGCGAGTTTTTTCATGTCCTACACGAATACGAGGATCACACCAGATTTCGTAACCCTTCTCTTTAGCATCAAGACAGAATGATACATCCTCACCACACATATCTTGAACAGCTCCAGATTCAAAGACTTGCATCTTAGGAGCAAACCAGGGATATTCAAGATTTTCAAATACACCATTCTTGATCAGTACCCAACCAAATCCAGTATAATCAACTGTAAAAGGTTTCTTACGCTTACTAATACCATCAACCATTTCATGATTCATGACACCACCATTGGAACGGAAATCATCTTCTTCCAACCAATGAGCGACTGATGTAGTACGACCATCTTCAGTAGCATACCATCCAGCAACGATTTCTTTTTCTTCACCTTCTTCATTCAAAGCAAGGTCACAAAGTTGCCAGAACTTATTGGTATCAAATACAATATCACTATCAATCCAGAGTTGATAATCATATTGAAGTTTGCCATCCCAAGGAATCTGATTTGGTCCACGAAGAACATTTGCTCCAAGTACCTTACAACGAGCAAAGTTAACCATGGAACTGTAATCTTGAGAAATCTGAATACTCATACCATTCTGTACCATATCAAAGCACAGTTGGACAAAGTTTTTCAGAAAAATATATGAACACCCACGACCAGGAAGACAAAAGACAATACTTTTGCCTTTCATTCTTTCCTTAATTGCCTCATAGTCCCATTCAGGTCCCTTTGAAACATTTGGTGCTGCAGCCTTAACAGTAAAACCTTTTGCCAATTTTCAATCCTCCAATAAATGTTTGAAATCAAATCAATTTTAACTTCGTATATAT